CTTACCGTGAATTATCGCCCCGGTGGTCACCATCTCGGTGTAGAGCAGCGATAGCGGCAAAAACAGCGACTACCAGGAACAGGATCCAGGCCAGTGCGGCGCCGTAACCCATGTCAAAGTACTTGAATGCGGTGTCGTAGATGTAAAGCGAGAACAGGTAGGTGGAGTAGGTTGGTCCCCCGCCGGTGATGACGTACGGCCCGGTAAATTCCTGGAACGCCTGGGTCGTCTGCATAATGAAGTTAAAGAAGATCACCGGGGTAATCAGCGGCACGGTCACTTTCATGTATGCGCTTGCATCCAAGGACGCATGATTTTGCATGCAAAAAAGAAAGTTAATCTTTGGGTGTAAGCCCAGTGCCGGCGCCGATCTGGCATAGTAATGCACCTGCATTAAATTCGACCCGTTAAGCGCGCAGGCGAGGCGGGGATAGCACTGCGCGCCAGAGGCGGTGACAGCATTTAATTTAATGCGCCTGTGCGCGTCGTGATGGTGATGTCGTTTCGATGGCTGGCACTTTTGTTGGATGGTGATTGCGTTGCGTGTGGAGCGTCTGAGGGGTTTTGACAGGATGCCGCCCGGAGGCGGCATTTTTGGCGGGGTTATTCAGATTCGAGGCTGTAATCTTTAAAGCGGATCACCTCCATTCCGAGCCAGTCGTTTATCTCTCTGAAGCGCTCCTGCAGTGGCGTCAGCTCATTACGGACGAACACCCGCGCGACCTTTTCAACGTCACCCAGCGAACCGATATTTTCGGGCTTACCGCCCATCAGCTGGAACGGCACGCGGTGTGCGTCGAGCAGGTCGGTGGCGCTGACCTTCTTGATGTTAAAGAAATCATCTTTCGTGGCGACCTCACTTAGCGGCACAATCTTGATGCCGTCCGGTTTGCCGTTGGGCGCGTAGAAAAACAGATTTTTAAAATTGCCGAGCCCTTTCGAATCTCGCATCGCGGAACGGAGCGACTCAACGTCGGTGCTGCTTTGCGCCGCGTCGGTGACGTACATGATGTAACCCGCGTGCGCCCCGTTCTGGTAATACTTGCGGCGAAACAGCGTCGCGGACTCATTCAGCCAGGCGGAATTAAGCGCGCTCAGGTATTCCGGCATCCCGTAAAGCTCCTGATTGATGTCCGGTTCAAGCATGTGAAACACCGAACCGGGCGCAAACTGGTGCGGATTGGTAAAGCTCGACACGTACCAGTAGACATCATCTTCTACGCCTCGGCGGGTGTATTTCGCCGGGCTGGTTTCCAGTTTGAGCAACTGGCCGGTAACGCTCATGCGCTTTTCCAGATAGCCATTGGCAAAGACCAGATAGTCGAGCACAAGACGGCTGAAGTCCTGACGGGTCAACAGCGGGTGCGGAATATAGGTACTCGCCAGAATGTTACGCTTCACGTAAATCGGAGAGCTGTGATGCACGGCGGCGCGCAGGCTTTTTGCCAGCCCGGAGAAATTGACCGGCGGCTCGTACCATTTGCCGTTATTGATGCACTCGACGTAATCGAGGATATCCCGGCGATCGAGTACCGGCGACGGCTCACCGAAAGTAAACGCCTCCATTTTCTGTGGCGCGCGGGCGGTCATGCTGGCTGTCTGTTTAGGCTGATTTTTTTGACTTTTTTTCATCTTAGTTAATATCCAGAATTGAGGTGGAGTGCATACCGCTACCGGCTGACAGCGGTTCGTTTAACAGGGCGTGCATGGTTGCCCAGGCGATATCCGCATGGCTGGCTTCTTCACTGCGGCTGGCCTCATAGGTTGAGCTCCTGCCGCTGCTGGTCATGGTTTTGCGGATAGCCATAAATGACTGCGTGATGTCGGTCGCACTGGCGTCATATTCCAGACAGCCACGCTTGATGGTGTCTTTCGCTTTCAGCACCATCGCGGTTTTCATTTCCGGCGTGTAACGGATCGCACGCGCCGCCGGGAAGAATGAGCGCACGAGCTGGTAAACCCCCTGGCCGATGCCGGTCGCATCGATGCCGATATAGTCGACGGTGTATTTTTCGGTGAGTGACCGGATGGCCTCGGCCTGCGCGGCAAAGTCCATACCTTTCCACTGGTGACGCT